CAATTAAGGAATATAAGGAAGTATATCCTGACAGATTCACCAGCCCAGAGCCGAAAAGAAAGCCGATGACGGAGTATGAAGAGGATGAAGCATTTAATAGCGCCAGCAAATGGGCCGCTTGGTTAGAGACTGAGAATAGGATGCTGCGTGAAGCAAGGAAGCCGTTGAGTCCTGAAAAACGTATAGAAGGATATATTGAGTATGAAAATTGTATGGGAGAAGGACACTTATTGAGTTTTGTTAGTGGAATTGCGTTTGCTGAAGAACAACATAATATAGGACATAAATAATGAATAATTTAATTGAACAACTGTATGAAAAAGCAACTATACAATCAGTATCTGAAAATTTTAACGGCGAGGATAGTTTAACCATACAGACTCCTTCAAAAGAATGGGCAGAAAAGTTTGCTGAACTAATTATTAATCATTGTATTGAACTCGTTGAACCTGAAGATCAGGAATACATGAATTCTTTACTAGAATTTAAAGTATGGTGTATTAAAACAGATTTTGGTATTAAATAATGAATAAATTTCCAAAGAAGATTTGGGCAAACGCATGTGAGATTGAAGGATGGGAGAAAAAACCTGATTTTGGCGAACCATCCCAATACATACGCTCAGATTTAGTAGATGAGTTGGTTAGTCTTTTAATCGAATGGAAAAATGTAACAGCAGAGGAGAACAAAGCTTGGGATGAATATGAAGAACGCATTGATGCTGCAATAAAAGAATTAGAGGATTTTTAATGATTTTAATTTTATTGGGATTATTTCTCAAACATTTTATTGCTGATTTTGTTTTACAGACAAAATATCAGTGGTCAAATAAAGGAACATTTTTACACCCAGGAGGCTTGCTTCATTCAGCAATTCATGGTATACTTACCGGAGTGTTCTTATATTTTTATGGTTATTTTTCAATTTATCTAATTTTTATTGATTTCATATCACATTATTTGATAGATTATTGTAAAAGTAATATAAATAGAAAGTGGAATTACACACCAGACAAATATATGTTCTGGTTTATGACAGGTCTAGATCAATTTTTACATTATCTAATTTATTTGATAATTTGTAAAAAAATACTTGACATGTCATTATAAATAGATTATAATTATCAATATTGGCAATTAGCACAGTGGTAGTGTATCGGACTGTTAATCCGTGGGTCGTAGGTTCGAATCCTACATTGCCAGCCAATTTTTTAAAAAAGGTATATTATGCGTCCAATTAAAAAAAATGTTATTGTAGAAAGAGTAGAACCAAATCTAACAACAGATTCTGGTATTATTCTTAAAAGTCCTCTTGATGTTGATCAAGCAGTAGTTATATCAGTAGGTCCAGATGTAACAGAAGTTTCTGTTGGAGAAAGAGTTTGTTTAGATTGGAATAAATCTAAAGAAATTGAAAAGAATGTTTTTTTGATTCCTGTTGAAGAAATTGCATTCGTATATGAATAAATAGGAGAATATATTATGAGTGGTTCTGTAATTAAGAAATGTGGATGTAAAGGTAATCCATCAAACTCTTCGGATTATCAAGATAAAAAATATGGAGATGGTATGCGAGTTATGAATCTATCTCAAAAAGGAGATAGTTCTAAATGTTCTGTTTGTGGTAAAGAGTATAAATAAAAAATAGCCTCCAAAGCATTGATGGCGATGCACATGTTTTGTAATCATGATAACTCAGTTCGATTCTGGGTGGAGGCTCCAATCAATCATTACATTGATAATTTAAATAAAAAATAATTATTAATGTAACATAAAAACCCTTGACACCATCAATAAAATGGTGTATTATATAAAAAAATGAAGAATGCATACAGCATTTTGTGTTATTTTAGGATGTTTACTGCATAATTAAATGTGATTACAACACCGTGGTCGTTGGTTCGAGTCCAACCTTCATAATATTATTATGAAGTAGCTTAGTCGGTAGAGCGCGTAAAACACATCCTGTTTTTTAATTTTTGGATGAATTCAGCAATGAAAAAACTTTAAACCTATAATGTGGTAGAAAATGTTTGCTCGGAGAAAATGCTCCAGCGACTAGTCTCTAGAAATAGAGAACATTCAAGGAACCAACGACATATGGAAAGACATATATGATTCTGTTAACAGACACAATATACAGATAGTCAACATGAATTGTTGATAGGCTTGAGGAACTGAACCAATATACAGGGGATGGGGTCAAGCAGAATAATAAAATACTGTTCCGATCATCCAGTTGAAATAAAGGTTTATTTCAGCAATTTTAACCAAAAACAAACTTGAAAATTTTGTATAAAACGTAAACCTGATAGGTGATAATTATGAACTCATTTGTAAATGCTGTTAAGAATCAAGAAGCTCGTACTGAAAATAATATGAAAGCTTTTAAGGATACTTCTAACGCTGTTGTAGATCTTTTCTATAAGATTGGTGCTTCTCGTGGTAAGGATATTGTTCCTGATTTTACTGCTGCTATGGTAGAAAATCCAGAATTAGCTATTCGAGTAGCTCTTTGGAGTCGAGATGTGCGTGGTGGAGCCGGTGAACGTGAAGTTTTTCGTAAAATTCTAGAACATCTAGAAAATACTAAACCAGATCTAGTAGAAAAGATTCTACCTAAAGTTCCTGAATTGGGTCGTTGGGATGATCTTTTAACTTTCAAGTCTGATTTTCGTTTTAAAGCCTATGATTACATAAAAGAAGCTATTTCTAATGAAAATGGACTATGCGCTAAGTGGATGCCTCGTAAAGGTGAAATTGCAGTAGAACTTCGTAATGCTCTAGGAATGTCTCCAAAGCAATATCGTAAAACTTTAGTTAATCTAACTAAGGTTGTAGAAACTAAAATGTGTGCTAAAGATTGGAATAATATTAATTTCAGTCATGTTCCATCAGTAGCTTCTGCTCGTTATAAGAAAGCTTTTTGGCGTAATGCTAAAGATACATACCAACAGTATGTTGCTTCTTTAGTAAAGGGTGATGATCCAAAGGTTAAGGTTAATGCTGGTGCTGTATTTCCATACGATGTATTGAAGGGTGTAATTAACCTATATGGTTTTAATAGTGCTTCTTTCAACAAGACTCAACTTGATCTAGTTATTAAGCAGTGGGAAGCACTTCCAAACTTCGTTGGTGATGCAAGTATCTTACCTTTGGTTGATGTATCAGGGTCTATGACATGTATTGCTGGTAATAAGGGTTCTACTACTTGTATTGATGTAGCAGTTTCTCTAGGTCTATATCTAGCAGAAAAGAATACTGGAGATTTCAAGGATACTTTCTTGACTTTCTCTACTGATCCTAAACTTCTACATCTGAAGGGTAATATTATAGATAAGGCTTCTCAAATGACCAAATCAGACTGGGCTATGAGTACTGATCTTCATGCGGCTATGGATAAGATTCTAAAAACCGCAGTAAAGGGTAATGTTGCTCCAAGTGATATGCCTAAGATGTTGTTAATTTTATCTGATATGCAGTTCAATCAGTGTATTAGTTTTGATGACTCTGCTCATCAAATGATTGCTCGTAAGTTTGAAGCTGCTGGATATGAAATTCCATCAATTGTATTCTGGAATTTGAATTCAAAGGATAATGTTCCTGTTAAATATGATACTAATGGAGTAGCATTGGTATCTGGATTCAGTCCTTCTATCGTAAAGGCTGTTCTGTCTACTGATATGGATGACTTTACTCCAGAAGGAATTATGATGAATACAATCATGAACAACAGATATGACTTTTAATTAAATGGGAGCTTCGGCTCCCTATTAAAAATTTACTAAATAAGGATACGTTCAGCAAATTAAAACACCAGACTGTTAATCTGAAATGTTAAAAAGTATCCTGTTAATTTTGAGGTAATTTATGAAAGAAAATCTAACTGAAATAGTTGTTATTATTGATGCATCTGGATCTATGCATAATTTTTCTTCTGATACTATAGGAGGATTTAATGCATTTATAGAGGAACAAAAGAAAGTTAGTGGTGAAGCTAATATCACTTTAACTACGTTTAATAGTATTAATCCAAATAATATTATTTTTAATGGAATAAATATCCAAAATTGTCCAGAATTAAATTCCAGTCAGTATAAACCTGATGGAATGACTCCTCTTTATGATGCAATTGGTGATACTATTAGAGTAGTAGGTATGCGTTTATCTAATATGCCTGAAGAAGATAGACCATCTAAAGTTCTTTTTTTGATTACCACAGATGGTTTAGAAAATTCTAGTATAAGTTTTACTAGAGAAAAAATTAGTAATATAATTAACCATCAAAAAACTAAGTATAATTGGGAGTTTGTGTTCACTGGAGCTAATATTGATGCTTCTTCTGTAGGTGATTCTATGAATATTTCTAATTCTGTGTCTTATGACCAAAATAATACTAGAGAATTGTATAAAAATGTATTTAGTTGTGTTGCAACTTCATACAGAAGTACTGGAAATGTTTCTATAAACCAAATTTAAAAAAATATACCATAAAAAGGGCTTTTTTTGTAAATAAATTGAAAATATTTTGAAAAAAGTTGAAAAAAAGTTGAAAAAAAGGCTTTTTTAGTGAAAAAAATATATAAGTAGTAATATGAACAAAAACATTTTAACACGCATATCCAATCAAAATTTAGTGCTTAGTCAATGGCACTTAGAATCTTGCGCGTCAAAAAAAGATCCAAGATATTTTATTTACAAATGGGTTTTTTGTTAAAAATATAAATTTTTTAAATAACAAAAAACCCTAGAATTCTAGGGTTTTTTCGTTTCAGGAGTTAAAAAACTTGACTTCTGGTTGAGAATGATCTATAATAGACTCTCAATAGCTCTTTAACAATTTGGAAAACTTATTCAGGAGTCGTCTAATGGTAGGACAACGGACTTTGACTCCGTTTATCGTGGTTCGAGTCCACGTTCCTGATCCAATTAATGGTGATTATGGTGTAATGGTAGCACCCCTCTCTGTGAAAGAGGAAGTACGAGATCGTTACTCGTTAATCACCCAAGCAGCCATAGCAAAGATGGTCTATGCGGAGGACTGAAAATCCTTAGATACTGGTTCGATACCAGTTGGCTGCACCAATTTTTAGGTCTTTGGTGAAATCTTATTTTATATAAATAAAAGTAAAATACAGAGGAACGAATAATATGAAAATATGTCCTAGATGTAATATATCTCACAATAAAAATGGAACATATTGTTCTCGATCCTGTGGTAATGTTAGAATTAGAACCGAAGACGATAAGAAACGTATTTCTGAAAAATTAAAGGAATATTATAAAACCAATGATGGATTAGAAAGAAAAAAAAAGATTTCTTCGGAAATGACAATTATTATGTCTAAAGAAGAAAGAAAAAAATTACAATCTGAAAAAGTAAAAAGTTCTTTTACCAAAGAAAGAAAAAAACAATATTCTGAAAGACAGAAAGGTAAAAAACTTTCAGAGGAAACTAAAAAGAAACTTTCTGTTGCTGCTAAAAATAATGAACTTGGTGGTCATACATCAAAAAGAAAGATGAAATATCAGAAAGTAGATGGATCAATAATTTATCTACAATCTAATTATGAAATTTTATTAGCAGAAATGCTGGATAAATTAAATATTGAATGGATTCGTCCATCTCCTTTTATTTGGATTGATGATAACAATGTATCACACAGATATTATCCAGATTTTAAAATAGGAGATATTTTTATTGACACTAAAAATGATTATTTAATTAAAAAAGATGAAGTTAAAATTAGAAAAGTAGAAGAACAAAATAATATAAAAATAATTATTCTTTCTAAAAAAGAAATTACAGAAGATTATATTAGGCAGTTGGTGTGAGAGGTTAGCCATCATCCTTACAAGATGAGTTATGAAAGTTCGAGTCTTTCACTGCCTACCATTTAAAAACACATTCTACCCTACCTTGGCTGCAACGGCTGTGCGAGGATAGGCGAAAAGACCCGTTTGAGTGTGTTTCTATATGGTAGAGAGTCAATGTTAAATATGGGTATTAAAAATATTCGTTCTTGAAAGGTGCAAATCCTGGTTTAGCAGAGTTGCCAAGTAACAAAAATATAGACTCGCCATTACAATTAAAGAAAATATACCCTTGTAGTGAAATGGAATTATCACGAATCGCTACGGACGATTTATTGTGGGTTCGAATCCTGCCGAGGGTGCCAATTTTAGAAGATGAAGTCAGTTGGTACTGACGCCTGTTTGGAAAACAGGAGAACGTCTGTGTGCGTTCGGGGTTCAATTCCTCCATCTTCTGCCATTATTAGGAGAAATAAGATGCCAACTACATTTTTAGTTAGCGATACACATTTTGGACACTTAGGAGTGTGTCGTTTTCTAAAAGAAGATGGCACTAAAGTTAGACCTTGGGACACTCCAGAAGAAATGGACGAAGAGTTAGTTAAAAGATGGAACGAAACTGTTGGTCCCAAGGATAAAGTATATCATTTAGGCGATGTTGTTATTAATAGAAGAGCATTGCAAACTCTCCATAGACTAAATGGAGATAAAGTTCTCATTAAGGGAAATCATGATATTTTTAAATTGACTGATTATACAGAACATTTTAGAGATATCAGAGCTTATCATGTGATGGATAGAATGATTTTAAGTCATATTCCTATTCATTCTGAAAGTAAAGGTAGGTTTACTGCAAATATTCATGGACATACTCATACAAATGTGGTAAAATATAATAATGAAGTTGATCCTTGGTATATTTGTGTTTGTGTCGAACAAACGGATTTTAGACCTATCGCTTTTGATGAGATAAGAAAAAGAGTCAATAGAGAGTAAACCAGACAGGGTTCTGGGACTACCTGCTAAGTAGATCGTACCTGCCAAGGTATTCGGATCGAGACCGATGCTCTCTGCCATTTTTAGGGGATGTGATGTAATTGGAAGCCATGCAAGTTTTAGATACTTGTGCCTAGTGCGTGTCAGTTCGAGTCTGACCATCCCCACCAAGTTTTGCCACCATAGTATAATGGTATTATTCCTCCTTGGTAAGGAGGCGACACAGGATCGTTACCTGTTGGTGGCTCCAAGTTTTGTTGTAAATGTAGATGTTGGGAAAGCAAAGCGTCGAAAACTTTGTGAGCAGGTGATCTCCGCAATGAGGCTAAACTAGTAACCTTGTACCGACTATTACTACTTACCTCTAACCCAACCGGTCTTGTTATATGGGAGAAATGGTTCCTACTAAAAGAGGAGGAACGTTTACAACAAATTTAATATATATCTATGATATTTGGTAGTGTGTCTGAATGATTAGGATGCGGATTGCAAATCCGTTATACGCAGGTTTGAATCCTGTCACTACCTCCAAACAAAAAGTGCTTGACAAAGTTAGAAAATGTGATATAATAGTTTTTAAGTTAAATGCACCATTCGTCTACTTGGTTTAGGATACAAGATTTTCACTCTTGTGAACGGAGTTCGAATCTCCGATGGTGTACCAATTAAAATCTGAAGAAGATAGCGCAACCGATGATCTTGAAGGTTAGCGTATAAGCAGTGGGTGGGGTCAAAATATACCACCTCAACCGTGGTTCTCTGTAAAGAGATCAGAACTTTGTTCTGCTGGCGACGGTTTCTTTTTAAAAAAATGCTTTACTTTTGTTAGATAGTAAAGTATAATAGTTAAATTGGGTGTCTGAATAATTAGGAAGCTGATTGTAAATACGATATATGTAGGTCTGTGCTCTGTACAGAGCACCAATTAAAGGTAATATGAAACAAAGACATAAAGATAAATTTACTGATGAAGAGTTGTTAGAACAATACAACTTAAATCCTGTCTTGGGTCAACTCTCACGTTATTTTGATGTTCCAGATGTTACAATTTGGAGAAGATGTAAAAAGTTAGGATTATCATTCAAGATTGGTGGAAAAAGAACCAAATATGAATTGATTGATATTTTGGAAGGTAAGTACCCATCATATCCTACTTTGAAACTAAAAAATAGAATAATAAAAGAAAAACTGAAAGTATATGAGTGTGAAGAATGTGGTATAACTGAATGGAATAAAAAACCAATTATATTACATTTGGATCACATTGATGGTGATAATCATAATCACAAGTTCAGTAATTTGAGATTGTTGTGTCCAAACTGCCACTCTCAAACTGATACTTGGTGTGGTAAAAACAAATAAGGGACAGTATTCTGCTAAGGAGGCAGAGTGGTCTGTAAAACCAAGGCTTCGGCTCGCTAGGATCGTTACCTAGATGTCCCACCAAATAATAGCGGAGATGTAGTCTGGTGACTATGCTAGTCTCATAAGCTAGAGAGTGAGTGTTCGATTCCTTACTCCGCTACCAAATTGTGTTGCAACTAATGTCGGTATTGATCGTTCCTCCGACTTAAAATGACCTTTCTATACCAACCAAGGTGGATGCTCTATTTAAAGGTAATACGATCACAATTTTTGGGGGTGAAGCTTTAAGGTGAAGCAACGAGCTTTTAACTCGTAGAACAGGGATCATTACCCCGCACCCCTACCAATTTTAGGTTCCGTTCAGCAATTATTATTTTCGCCATATTGAAAAGACAAAAAGTGAACCTGTTAAGTTTTAGGATACATTCAGCAAATTTACAAAACTTTTTATTTGGAAAAAGAAAAACGTATCCTGTTTTATTTGTCTCATTAATTCAAAGGTAGAATACCGAACTGATAATTCGGAAACAATGGATCGATACCATTATGAGACACCAATTAACCTTTCAGAGTATATATTATGTTAGAAAAACAAACACTGCATTATTATGATTGGAATGATATTCAAGAATTTTTATCAGAAAAAATGAATATTGATAATAAAAATTTTAGAGACTATCACAATGTAGTTGGAGGTGCTTATAAAGATTTTTGGCATGTCTGGTTAGATATAGTATATAATGATGTTCAAAACGATTCTTATAAAAAATACTGGTTCGATATGATTTTAGATAGAAAGTCTGAGATGATAGAACAAAAAGGTGAATGGGTCGGTGTATTGTTTGATGCTTTTGAAAACTTACAAAAAGAAGTGGATTACGAAAAGATAATTATTCTGTATTGTTGGTAATAGTTTTTAGGTTGTATAGTTAAGTGGTATAACTAGAGATTCATATCCTCTCATCACCAGTTCGATTCTGGTTACAACCACCAAAAGTTTATGGGTATGTAGTAGTCTGGTGATTACACCTGTCTGTCTAACAGGTTTAGGCGAGTTCGATCCTCGTCATACCCGCCAGTTTTCTGATAAAACCTCCTTGATATATATAAATATATTAAGGGATAAACATCCTTGCAAGGTTCGGGATGTTATAAAATAAGAAACCTTGCGGTTATTTAGTATCGGACAGATCGTAATACTGTCACTGGATTTCGTAACCAGTAATTTTCCGTGTATAGCGCAGTTTGGTAGCGCATCTGGTTTGGGGCCAGAGGGTCGGGGGTTCGAGTCCCTCTACACGGACCAATTAAAAGGAGTTGTTGCGTCCCGTTAGAGTCCTGTGTTTTTCATCAGTCAACTCAACGCAACAGATTTTATTGGCAATTAGCACAGTGGTAGTGCATCGGACTGTTAATCCGTGGGTCGTAGGTTCGAATCCTACATTGCCAGCCAATTTTTGGGGAATGGGACTGCTTTGGGGTGGTCGCCTCGCTTGCACCGAGGATATCAGATCGGTTCGAATCCGATATTCTCCACCAATTTTTGGGTAAAATATATCTCAATAGTGTAATGGTAACATACCACACTCCAAATGTGTTGTTGAGGGTTCGAATCCTTCTTGGGATGCCAATTTTATGTCGTAATTCCAGTTACAACGATCTCTCAGTTAAAAGCTGTCGATTGTGTAAAGGATAAGGGAAAGCCGAACCTTCTGGGGAGATTACGACACCAGTATATAGGATGACTACAGCAAATATAAAAACGCCACCAACTCGGCGGGGTATCCCAGTAGGGGGAATGTCGTAATGGGTTCGAATCCCACCTTTAGACAAAGCATCCTGATTTTTTTAATGCGGGTATAGTTCAGTGGTAGAATGTTTCGTCTTCCGAACGAAAATGTCGTCGGTTCAAGTCCGATTACCCGCTCCAAACGTGTTGTTGAGGGTTCTAATCCTTCATGGAATGTTAATATTTTAGAATTATATTTAATTATGCGGGAGATTATGATGTATGAATGTCATGTGACTATTAATCCAGTTTTTGGAAAGGATCTGGAAATTGTTAAAATTATTGCAAACACACATAAATTTAAAACCGCTAATCTCTTAATGCAAAGAAGAGAAGATGATATTCCAGAAAGATCTAAAAATGATACTTTCATAACAGGACATGATTCAGATTATTCTTCGATGAAACAAAGACTATTAGATATAGTCAATAATCTTCAATCTCATGGTTATAAGGTTTGGAGATATAAGATTGAAGAAATTGTCGTAGATAGCAAATACGATGATTCGTTTAATTTATTAATTTAGTTAGAGGAAATATGTAACAAGAGGTAATTATGCGTACTATTAATGTAGAAGAAGTAAAAGAATATATAGAATCACTGGGACCAAATACTAAAATATATATTGGTGGAGACTCAGAACGCTTCAAATTAAACGATCAATGGTACGCAGATTATACTTTAGCAATTGTAGTACATATTGATGGTAAACATGGTTGTAAAGTTTTTGGTGAAATTCATAGGGAAAGAGACTTTGATCAAAAGAAACAAAAACCTAGAATGCGTCTTATGACAGAAGTGTATAAAATAGCAGAATTATACCTAAAATTAAAAGATGTTCTAGAAGATAGAGAAGTAGAAGTACATTTAGATATCAATAAAGATGAACAATATGGAAGTTCTTGTGTTGTAAATGAAGCTATAGGTTATATTCGTGGTATGTGTAATGTTACACCACTAGTAAAACCTAACGCTTGGGCAGCTTCTACTTGTGCAGATAGACTAAAAAGTTTAAATGTAGCATAAAAAAATGCTTGACTTTTTAGAAAAATGTAGTATAATAACTTATACATTGAAAGTTTAGGATACATTCAGCAATTTATACTTTTATGGGAAAAAAGAAAAACGTATCCTGTTATTGTGTGATTTTAATTGACAAATTGATCTAAATAGTATATAATAAATAAGAATTAAGCGGGATTGGTATATTGGTTGCTGCCTTAGCCTTCCAAGCTAAAGAAACCAGTTCGATTCTGGTATCCCGCTCCAATTATTATTAAAGATTCTGGGGATATGGTGAAATTGGTATACACAGCAGACTTAAAATCTGCCGCTTATGCGTGTCGGTTCGAGTCCGACTATCCCCACCAAATTATGGGCCTCTAGCTCAATTGGTTAGAGCATCCGACTCATAATCGGCAGGTTTACGGTTCAAGTCCGTAGTGGCCCACCAAACAAAGCCCTCTTCGTTTAATGGATAGGACATGGGATTTCTACTCCCACAGTGGCGGTTCGATTCCGTCAGAGGGCGCCAAATAACAAATAACTAAAGAGGATTTAATATGGTAACTTCTAAACAATGTTTTGCAAAATGGGGTGATCCAGCAATTACTGCTAATGAATTAAAATATATGACAGTATGGGATGTTCCACATGAACTTGAATTAGGTGCTATACCAAAAAAACTTTATTGTAACAAAGCAATGGTAGAACCACTAACAAAAGCATTTAATAATATTATAGATAGAAATCTTATCTCTCAGTTGAAAACATGGGATGGATGCTTTAATGTAAGAAAGAAAAGAGGTGCTTCTTCTGCTTCTCTACACTCTTGGGGTATCGCAATAGATATTAATGCAGCATGGAATGGTTTTGGTAAAACTCCTACTATGTCTCCAGAATTAGTAAAATGTTTTACAGATGCTGGATTTGATTGGGGCGGTGTATGGTCTAAACCAGATGGAATGCACTTTCAATTACGATCACTATAATAGATATAGAGAGGATAATGAATGATAAAGAATGTGTATGAGATATTAGATGAATTTGAGAAACAAACAACAAGAGAAGGAAGGAAAGAGATACTAATAAAGAATGGCTCACCC